CAGCCCGCCATAACGCTTAGCAATCTCTTTGGTCGCGCGGGTGGTCAGGAGCATTTCATACTCCCGATTGCCGATTCGGATCATCGCGCCTCTGTCGTTTTCCATCTGTTAACCCTCCGCCGCAAACGTCGGCTCGTAGACTTGCGTGTACCAGCCCGAGATCGTCCCCACCGGTACGCTCGTATCATCCTCGTTGACTTCCGCTTTCCACGGATGCTTGCCCTGACCGTCCAGTTTGTTGCGCCGAATGATCGTTCCCTCGATCGACGGGGTCGAAAACGTGATATTATCACCCTTCGTCTGCAGGTTCGTCGCAGGAATGCCGAACACAACGCGGTAGAGCCAGAAATAGCGATATTTGCCGTTGCTTTTCTTTGCGCGGAACCCGATCGCGACCGGCTGCCCGCCGTTCTCGCTCTGGGAAACCAGCACCTTGTTGTCGTCAATCTGCGACCCGGTAAGATCGCTTGCCACCGCCGCGCCGATGTTGTCGATACCCAGCGTGAGCGTGCCGCTCTTGAACTCCTTGACCACCTCCGCCGCGCCATCGTCGGCGTAGAGCGTCGCTTCGTTGATATCGATCTTTAACTCCGCGGACATCGCCTTGGCGAGCGAAACGGGCGCGGCATATGTCTCGTCGCCGTTCGTGCCCTCGGTGATCTTCGCGTAATACAATTTATCCAGTCCTATGGTTGCCATCTACTCTTCCTCCATATACTCCTTCGCCACGTCGATGGCAAAGTGGTGATAGCCCGTATCCTCTTCCAGCCCGATATATCTGCGTTCCGATACCAGAAATTCCGCCGAGAGCAGCAGCCGAACGAGCAAACGCTTCTTCGCGCCGTAGTTGCCCTTCGAAAAGAGCGATAGCCGCGCTTCCTCGATGTTCATGCCCGGTATATTGTCCGAAAACAACTCGAAATGCTCCGAGATTGGCGTAATCACAATGTACTCGTCCGGCGCAGTGGTAGAGAAAACGCCGGTCTCTACAGGAAGCCCGGCGCTCTCGACGATCGTATTCAGTTCTTCTAACATACTCACGTGATATCCAGTTCCTCCTTCAGGGCGGATTGCATAGCCTCGATGCACGGGTTCCGGCTCGAGGACTTGGTCTGCTTCAGAAACGGCTTCGGCGGTTGACCATGCTTGCCGTACTCAAGAACATTGGCGAGCATGGCGTTGCTCACGTCGCCCCGCCCTTCCGAAAAACCGACCTTCACATCTAGATTTCCGTCACGATCCAATTTTGCGGGTGATACGCCCAGCGACGCGGCAAGCTTACCGGTCGAGCGGGATTTTGATTTCGTCCCACGCCCGATCGCCGCTTGCAGATTCGATTTCATCTTCTCCATGACAACCTTGCCGCCCGCCGCGAGCGCTTTGGGGATTGCCATGTCGAGCGCATTGCCCATACCGGCGATTTGGTTCAGGAACTCATCCGGCATTTCGATCTTTACCTTAGCCATCCGGCGTCACCTTCTTTGCCAAAACTTCGAGATACATACCTCTGCCCTTCACATCCTCGACGGACGCGATTTCAAAGCGATCATCACCGCTGAGGATCACATTAGCAGTAGTCACAGTCAGCCCTGGAATAACTCGAAACCGGAACAAATCCGTCGCCTCTGAAAAGGCGGCGCGGTTGACCCATTTCTGGGAACCGTGCCGCCCTTCGCGATACGCAAACACCGACACCAATACCTGATCGGCCTTTGTCGCGAATCCTTCCGCGTCTTTCGTCACTACCTCCCGCGCGATGAAAATCGGCGTATTCATTCTGCCAAAGCTCATGAGCCCACCTTCCAATCACGGTCAAGGCGAAGCAGCGTGTTTACCGTGTTCCATACCTGCTGCCCCGCCTGAACATTGTCCGCGAAGAATCCGCCCGTACTACCATCCCGACTTTCATAGAAATGGGAAGCCAGCATAATTACCGCCGCTTCGGTCGTTGGCGGCATACCCGCCACTTCGTAGGTTCCGGCGGTCAGGTGCTGGTAGCTTTCGGCGTAGGAAACTGCGGCGTCAATTAACCGCTGCAGCAATTCGTCATCCGCGTCGTGGGTCAGGATCAGATTCGCCTTTACCTTACTCAGCAGCGTTGCCATCTCACGCCGCACCCGGCGTGTCTTTAGCCATACTGCCGGCTGTTTTCAGTTTCAGCAGCAGCGCGTTAAAATCATTTACCAGCGTCGCGATATCCGTTGCGGTACTCGCGCGTTGATTTTCCGCTTGGTATATCACGCCCGTTGTGTCGACGGTTGCGAATTCGAGCGGCAAACCTATGACCATAGCGCTGTTTTCGATTACCAGCGCACCCCCGATCACCAATGTGTCGCCGCCGTCGGTCATGTAATTCTTACAGTTGTGCGATCCCTCAACCGCTGGTTCTTCGACGATCTGCATTCAAGATTCCTCCTTACGCCTTCTGCTGCAGGACCTTGATTGCTTCGGGCAGAATCAGTTTTCCATCCAGTCGCTGGGATGCAAGAAATCCGACCTGTCCGGTTGTCGCGTACAGCTCGTTTAGGCGCTTGAACGTGCGGCCCTGTCGATCGGCGATCCAGTAATAGGAGAAGTCGCCAAACGCGATGGACTTATTCCCCGCGCCAACGCCCGGCATGAACTCGCTCGTCACGATGCGATGCCCGAGGATCGTGTCCGGCGCGTTTTCCGTGATGCCCGGGCGCCAGAGATACTGCCCGTCGCCGTCCTTGAGTTTGCGAAGAAGCTTCACGGTCGTGTCGTTGAGCACGAACACCGCGCTCTTGCGGTACGGCGCGCGGAGCGAGTACACGAGGTCGATCAGCTCGTCGCCCGTGATCGCGGAAACACCCGCCGTGGTAACGCCGACCTCCGCGCCACCGGTGGCATTGAGGATACCGATGGGCTTGCTCACGCCGTTGCCATTGAGGAACGCGTCCTCTTCTTTGTCGCCGATGCGTTTGCCGAACTGCTCGGAGACATAGCCTTCAATGTCAAAGATGCTGTCAGAGAGCAGTTCTTCCGATACCTTGATCATCGTCGCGAGCTTATACGCGCCAAGGACGACCTGCGAGAAGGAATCGTCCGAGAGCGGATAGGTACCCTCTTCATCGACCCAGTCGGCGGTGCCTTTCGACGCAACCACCGGAATCTTACGATCGCCATAGCTCGTTTGGATCACATGGCAGAGCGGGCGCAGCACGTTCGCTTCCGTCAGCTTCTGAACCAGGGTGCGCTCGAACTCGTCGGGAACAAGATATCCGCCTTCGCTGTCGGTGCCCTCTTGGAGCGCGTTCAGAATCTCCGTCCGGGGATTCTTGGAACGGATCGCGTTCCAGAATGCCTTCTTGTACTCAGCGGTTGCGCGGCCTGTCTTCTGCTCCGTATTGGTCTGCGCAGGCTTGCTGGTCAGCGGATCAGCGGTGGGCTTATTCAGTTCCGCGTCCAGCGCCGCCTGACGTTCGAGGCGCTCGACCTCTTTGCCGAGCGCGACAACCTCAGCTTCCATCTTTTCGTATGCGCCGGCATCCTCTGCGGAGAGCAGGCCGTCAGAACCACGCTTGACATCAAGAAACGCCTTCGCGGCGTCCCATTTCTTTGCGCGATTCTCGCGCAGTTGCAAAATCGTATTCATTCGTTTCCTCCTAGTGTGTAATCAAAGAGAGCCGCTGATAAAGCGGCTCCGCGGGGTATCTCGGTTCAGTTTTTTGGTCAGGAGATGGTTCCTCCGCAGCAAGTGGTTTACTTGCCTGTTTTCGCTGCAGCTTGTTCAGCAGCGAGTTTGTAACCGCGCGTCGGGAGAAACTGAACGTGAAGTCGTCGCGCGTTGTCTGTTTCTTCTCATCCTCCAGAACACCATCCACAAAACCAAGCTCGATCGCTTTGTTCGCGTTCATCCACGTTTCCGCGTCCATGAGGTGCGCGAGCTTTGCGCGGGACATCCCCGTTTTCAGCTCGTATGCGTTGATGATGCTCTCCTTGACCTCGTCCAGCATTGCGATAGCTTTCTGCATTTCCTCGCTATCGCCGATCGCCACCGTCAATGGGTTATGGATCATGAGCAAGCTCGTCGGTGCCATGAGTACTTCCGTACCCGCCATGGCGATGACCGACGCGGCACTCGCCGCGATGCCGTCGATCTTGACCGTAATATGGCCCTTGTAATCCATGAGCATAGTATAAATTTGGCTCGCCGCCACACAGTCGCCGCCCGGACTATTGATCCAAATAATAACGTCACCCGTGCCGGCGTTCAGTTCGTCTCGGAACATCCTCGGGGTGACGTCGTCTTCAAACCAGCTTTCTTCGGCGATCGTTCCGTTTAGTGTGAGTGTTCGGGTGCCGTCCTCGTTTCGCACCCAGTTCCAGAACCTTCTATTCAAGCGGAATCCTCCTTCTTGTATTGTGTCCCAGCGAACAATCCTGCGTCCTCCAGCTTCGTCATTGCCCCGTTGATTAAGTACAGATCACCGCCAATGTCGGGCGCGATACGATCGAGGTTTTCGAGCTCGCGGATGTCGTTCGCGCTCATCCAACCATTCTGCCGCGCGGTGGCGTACCCGCTCATGCGGGAGGCGTAATCACCGCGGAGAAGCCCATCCACGTTGAACTTGATGAAATACGACGGCTTTTCACTCTCGCTGAACAGTACTCGGCACATGCTTTGTTCCCAGCGCACGACCCAGGGATCAAGCGTGTATTTCACAAACTCAAGCGACTGCTGTTCGATGTTGCTGAACGACGACTTCTCCAAGTCCGCGAGCATGTGCGGCGGCACACGGAAGATGCGCGCGATCTCGTTGATCTGGAACTTGCGTGTTTCCAGAAACTGCGCCTGTTCAGGCGCAATCCCGATGGGCGTATACTTCATTCCCTCTTCGAGCACCGCAATCTTGTGCGCATTCGCGCTTCCCTGATACGCCGTGTTCCAGCTTTCCTTGACCCGCTGCGGGTCCTTGATCGTGCCGGGGTGTTCCAACACACCAGATGGTGCCGCGCCGTTGGCGAAAAACTTCGCGCCGTACTCTTCTGTCGCGATCGCCAGCCCGATGGCGTTCTTCGCCATGGCGATTGGGCTGTAGCCGATTAGACCATCGAAGCCGAGGCCGGGGATGTGCAGTACGTCCGAAGGTGAAAGTGTCACCTGTGTCGATTTGCCGAGCGTGGTCGGATCCTCCGACCCGCGTTGGTACAAATAAAAAAGCCGGCCGTTTTGATCACGGTCGACTGTCATTTTGTTTGGCATGAGTGGGTAGAGCGCGATCACCTCGCCTCTGGCGTTTCGGATGATCTGCGCGTAAGCGTTGCCCCAAAGGAGCAGGTGACTCATGAGCGTTTCCCGAAATGCAAAGCTTGTCATCTCGGGGTTTGGCTCGTCGTGCAGTAGCCGATAGAGAGGATGTTTGAACGCTTTTTCTTTGCCTCCGCTGTCGTTGTACTTATAGACGTTCAGCGGCAACCCCGCTACGGTCTCTGACAGGATCCTCACACACGAGTACACCGCCGTCATCTGCATAGCGGTCGTTTCGTTCACGGGTTTCCCGCTCGATGTACCTCCGAAGAAGAAGCTGTATCGGCTCCCGTTTAGTGAGTCTTTCGGTTTGTCTCGGGAGTGAAAAATTGCTCGAAGTGGATTCATGCGTGTCCTCCATGGAACATTTAATTGACATACACAGAAAAAAGCAGTACAGTGGCACTTGTGTGGTGTATTTCCGCACCATACAATATTTTATTTGAGGTATTTGATGTACAGCGACAAGACCATCGTCTGCAAAGATTG